TTTGTGCATCATTTATATATCTTAGCAATTCTGCTTCAGGCCACCTGACGCTTGTGGTGTCCTGTAGGATATCTTCTATCCTTGATAATAAATTTGTCCCGGTTAAAGCCATAATGTTACTCCGCTGCTTTTAATTCCTCTATCAAAGCTGATTTCTTTTTGCGTCTATCAAGCTCAATACCTATGGTACGACCATACTCTTCCAGCTGTACTTTTGTCATAGATTCTAAGTCTACAGATTCTTCTGCTACTTCTTCTACAACTTCTTCTACAACTTCTTCTACAGGAGCCTCTTTGACCTCTGTACAACCAGCTTGTAAACATAATAATCCTAAGTCATGTCCAACTTGTCTAGGTTCTCCAGCTTTTAAATGTATAACTGCTCCCCATGTTGAAGCTACTGACTTATCTTCGTTCGATACTATCCACATAAATTTTACTCCTTAAAAATGGGTGGCTTTAATTAGCCACCCATAAAATATATCACAATTAGAATGCAACATCTAACGCAATAACACCAAAGTCTTCATCCTGACCTGTTACGTCTGAATGATAAATTGGCTTCTTGAGTCCAAATATTTTTCCAATTGAAATACCGTTTTGGTTTCCATAGTCGAATGTGTCTTCAACTATCTCTGGAATACCAATATCAGCCATAGCTAATGCTTGTGCACCTGCAAAGATACATCTTGAGTAGTTAACATCAGCGTTAGCACCACCTTTATAACCAGCAGCACCAGCGTTTGATGATGTACCAGTTAAAGCACCACTTGTATTAAACACGTGTCTAAACTCGTGGATCATAATGCCATCTACCATTAGACTTGATGAGCCAGAGAACAAGCTTGATTGTGGTCCTCTAACACCAGCTTGCCTTACGTTAGCAAGGAAATCTGAGTCAAGTTTAAGGTCAGCCATAACTTGCGGAGTTACGAAAAGATGGAATGTCTCATCGTTACCTGCGCCTCTTAGGCCTCTGATGTAGTTGTCTTTAGCATAAGCTTTTAGATCAACAATAGTTTTATAGCTAAGTTTATCAGCTGCTTCTAAAGCAGTAACATCTCCAGCTACAAGACCGCTAGTTGCATCCACTCTTCTATGTCTATTAGAAGTTGGCGCACTTACAGCACTTGAAAACTCTAAGTCATTTAGGTTTTGACCTGAATTCATTGATGGTCTTAGACCACCGTTATTCTTCAAGTTATATCCTATACCACTTAAAGTAAGGAATGCTAATTGGTCCATTCTGTCAGCCATTGCATAAGCAAGAGCATCTCTTGAATGTTCCCTAAAGTTTACAACTGACTTTTGATCTGCAAGTCTACCAGATAATCTGTTTGCAAATCTTAGTTGGTCAATTGTTACGACGATGTCGAAAGCTCTTAGTGATTCTTCGTTTCCTTCGAGAGTGTTGTCTCCAACAATACCGTCACCTGTCATGTCAGCTAAAAGAGTTAATACTGCTCTAGCTCCCTTTTCAGATTGGGTAAGTTCAGATATAACCTGAACCATTGCGTTAGAACCCGCACCTGCGAATTGATTAACGAAGGACATATTTCTTGCGACACGCCAAAAATCACGCGACCAGATAGTAAGCTGTTCACTGGTCAACGCAGCAAAGTTAGTATTTGCCATGATAATGTCTCCATTAAAAATTAATTAACCAGTCGACTTATTGGAGCGACTTTTGTCCGTATACCCTTTGTCGTTGGGGTTACGCTCTCGTGACTTTTACGGGTACGACCCCGACCAGTTTTACGCCTTGTCGTTGGCGACAGAAACGATTTTTTACGGGAACGACCCCGGTAAGATATCGCTCTTACGTGCGAACTTATTTAATTTATACCATAGTTTACCCGAAATCTCCACGCATTCTTTTTAAAGTTTCTGCGGGTAGAGCATCGAACTCATCTACAGACATAGTATTTATATCTACTTTTTTATCTACTTTGTTCTTACCTTTCATAGTTGGTGGCTGTTTTTCTGCAGCTTCTATCTTCTTTTTAGTATTAGCTATTTGTTTTTTCTCTGCCACTTTCTTTACAGTTGGATCAGGCGCAGGCTCAGTATTAGGAGTTGGCATTAGTAAGTCCACTGCTTTTTGTAGTGCGTCTGCTCCTGTATAACCTTGACTCATGTAAGCATCTCGTAGTTCTAAAACTTCATTAGTTTTGTCTTGGTTAAAGTTTGGGTCTGCTTGATTTAACTCTGGATATACTGATTCTAGTTGTTGAGCTTTTGTTTGCAAATCAACTAGTTCTTGGTTTTGAGTAACGGTCTGTCCCATCTTAGCTTGCATTTCATACATCATTTGCTGTTTTTCAGCTGATCTTATTTCGTTTCTAAGTTGGATTGCTTTTTCGTTTTCTCCTTCCATAAGAAGAGAAGCATACTCTGCTTCTTTCGCATCAAAGTCATACTCTGGTGCTTCTTTTACATCTTCTATTTGTGGAGCTAAGGCTTCATCTAATTTTTTCTGTAGTGCTTTTTGTTTTTGTAAAACTTCGTCAAACCTAGATTTAGGTATCATAGGTTCTTTTTCTTCTACAGTTTCTGATGCTTCTTCAACAGGCTCTGCTTCATCTGCTCCCTCAGGTTGTTGTGTATCTCCCGCATCGTCTTCCAATACTGTTTCTTCTCCTCCACTTTCTGCTTCTTCAACAACTGCTTCAGCCTCTTCCTCTTCTTCAGCCTCTTCAGTTCCTTCCTGTGGTTCTTCCTCAATCTCTGATTCGTCTTCAACATCTTCCTCCTCTTGAGTGTCTTCAAAGTTTAAATCTACTTTATATCCCTCTAAGTCTTCTGGGCTTTTTGGATCAGCGCCCGGCATGGTATCCATGACGGTAGCTTCTTCTTCTACATTAGTATTATCTTGTTTAGCCATTATTCAGTACCTCCTGTTTCTTGACCTAAATTTTTAAATGCCTCAACAGCCATCTTGGCGGCCGCGGCAGTATCGCTTTGCTCTTTACGCATATCGTTTGTCAATGCTGACAATCTCTCACGTAAGTCGAGCTCTTCACGTTTAGTTTGAATTTTACTTTGTAATTCAGCAATCTTCAACTGTGGTTCACTTTCTACTGACTCAGTCTTAGCAACATTTAGCGCGGCTGCAGTTTGTAAGTTAGCAACCTCTGCTTCTAGTTTAGCTAGTTCTAATTGAGTAGACCTTATCTGAGCTTCTGCTTGGAACTGTTGTAATTGTATCTGCTCATCAGTTGGTGGCGCGGTGCCCTCCATTCTTCGTATTCTGTCAGCTATGTCTGCTTTACGTGATAAATGTGAATACTCTACTATCATGTCGTTTGGTATTGGCACGCCAGCTTGTCTAAGGGCAATAGATTCTGCAAACTGTAATTCGTCAAAGCTATCTCTAGCAGGTGCAGAGGTAACTACTACATCATATTCTCCTATCTGTAAGTCATTTACTACAATACCCTCTGGGGTCATTTGGTTTACACGCATAGGTTTACTAGGTTTATAAGGGTCTTCTTCGTCAGTTATCTGTATAACTCTTTCTTCTGTATAAAAACTTTGTATTAACTTTAGTATAGACTCTGCTAAATATTGTCTAGTTTTAGCTAGATTTGTTAAAGGCACCTGTAAAAGCGTAGAACCTCTATTTTGTTTTGCTTGAATAGCTACACCAGAGACTTCAGGGCTATCCATACCTAGCATAGCCTCAGTAATACCACTTATTTCTTTTATATTTCTAGAGGCTTTTTGCCCTAATCTATCTAAACCAGTAGGTATTTGGTTAGGTGGTATCTTAGCTGGAGGTGTAGACCCACGATTAAACTCTAATACTAGTCCAGTTTCCGCTCCATGCTCCTCTAGGTCGTCTGCAGTCATGCCCGCAAGGGAGCCATTTTCTACAATCCAACCACTGTTGGCGGTAGTATTTACTATATGTAGCTCTTGAGAAGTTATCTTATTGAGTTGTTCTTGGGGCGACAATAGGTTTCGTACCATACCAAACGGTTTACCTCTACGAAAGTATGGAAAAT